CCAAAACTACTGTGAAGCGCAAAACGCGAAAGAAACCATCGCAAGGACTAGGCGATACGGTCGAGAAGGTGACCAAAGCCACTGGGATTAAAAAACTAGTCGAATGGGTGGCGGGTGAAGATTGCGGATGCGATCAACGCAAAGCCAAACTAAACAAACTATTCCCGTATCGTACAACCCAATGTATGACGGAACAAGAATATTTTTATTGGGGTAACTTTCGGGAGAAGGCTGAGCAAACATTAACCAAAGAGGAAGCCGACGAAGTGGCCATTATTTGGAATCGTTTATTTCAAGCGCGTAAATTTTACCGCCCGTGTACGTGTGACCCTAGAGCATGGCAAAAAATGATAAATGAAATTAACCAGGTTTACGAAGCGTATGAAACGCCACACTAGGGTATATTTCGACTTTTTTGGATATGATAAAACGTCGTATATCGAGTGTGAAGTATGCCACGCCCAAGCCCAAGACATTCATCATATTGAGCCAAGGGGTATGGGGGGAAACCCTAAAGGCGACAAAGACCGAATCGAAAACCTAATGGCCGTTTGCCGTACTTGCCACGATAAATACGGGGACAAAAAACAATACAAAGACTTCCTCAAGGAAATACACTTAAGAAACATACAAAACATTTAACGTTAATTACATGGTGCAAGTTATCGACATTGACAAAATCCAAGGCAACCGAGAAAATCCAAGGGTTATAAAAGATAGTAAATTTCAAAAACTTGTTAATTCGATACAAGAGTTTCCCGAAATGCTATATTTACGGCCGATTGTTGTAAATAAAGACATGGTTATTTTGGGCGGGAATATGCGCCACAAGGCCGCCAAGGATGCGGGACTAAAGGAAATACCCATTATCATAGCCGAAAACCTAGACGAAGCAAAAGAACGCGAATTTATCATTAAAGATAACGTCGGATTCGGTGAGTGGGATTGGGACGCCTTGGCTAACCTTTGGGATATTGAGGAACTAGACGAATGGGGGTTAGAACTTCCCGTTACTATGTCAACCGATCAACTAGGTGAGGAATTTAATTTACCCGATGGTGATAAAGAACCATTCCAACAAATGACGTTTACACTAGCAGACCAACAAGCCGAAGTTATTAAAAATGCAATAGACATAATTAGGGGTACCGAAGAATTTAAATACGTTGAAACATACGCAAACGAAAACGGCAATGGTAACGCATTGTATTTAATTATTACGCAATGGGTAGAGCAAAGGAAATAATTGTAAAAGTAATACCCGCAAAAGTTGCAAATGAGTTTGTAAAAAAACATCACTACTCGGGCAAGGTTGTACCGAATAGTAAATTACATTTTGGGGCATTTTTAGATGATAGACTGCACGGCGTTATGAGTTATGGAAGTCCATTTAGAAAAGATAAGGTTTTGCATTTAGTAAATGATACAAATTGGAATGGAATGTTAGAATTAAACCGTATGGCCTTTGATTCGTTTTTGCCTAAAAATAGTGAAAGCCGATGCATTGCAATTTCGATTAAATTAATTAAAAAGAACGCCCCGCATATAAAATGGATATTGTCGTATTCAGATGGTACACAATGTGGTGACGGTACAATATACCGAGCAAGTGGATTTTATTTAACAGACATAAAAAAGAATAAGGGTATTATTCAAATGCCTAATGGTGAAATACGGGCAATAATGACTTTTACAAAGGGTTCGCATATTTTAAAGCAAAACGGCAAGGCCACTATTCCAAAAAATGCAAAATATTTAGATGGTTTCCAATTGCGATATATCTATTTAATTGATAAGAATTGTAAATTAAATGTGCCAATATTGCCATTTTCAAAAATTAAAGAACTTGGCGCATCTATGTATAAAGGTAAAAAATTGAGCGAGGGGGTCGAATCGAACGCCGCTTTTAACCTGGATGGCTAATGTGCTACCATTACACTACCCCCGCTTATATTTAACAAAGTTATGAAAAATGTACACATATTCAAAAACAACTTCGACCCCAAAAAAGTATTATTGCTCTCCGACATCCATTGGGATAATCCCAAGTGCGACCGCGTTTTACTCAAACGCCACTTGGACCAAGCCATGGAAATGGACGCTAGGATATGTCTAAATGGGGATACTCTATGTTTAATGCAAGGAAAGGCGGATCGTAGGGGAAGCAAGAGTGGAATACGCCCCGAACACAACGTGGACCATTATTTCGACGCGGTGGTCAATGACGCAATAGAATGGTTTAGCCCATACGCAAAAAATATTGATGTTATCAGTTATGGAAACCACGAAACGGCAATAATCAAGCATCAAGAAATAGACGTAATACAACGCCTTGTTGGTGGGTTAAATCAAAAAAACGGAACCCACATACAAACGGGCGGTTATGGTGGTTGGATAGTGTATAATTTCAAACGTCCAAAAAGCGCGGGTAGTGTTTCATACCGAATCAAGTATTACCATGGTTCGGGGGGCGGTGGTCCCGTTACGCGTGGTACAATTCAGTTTAACCGAATGGCCACAATGGTAGAAGGTGCCGACATGGTATGGATGGGACACGTACACGAGGACCACGAATTAACGTACCAGGTAGAGCGAATGAATCATAACAATCGCGTACATTTGAAGGAGGTACTAATGGTTAGGACATCAACTTACAAAGAAGAATACGGCGACGAAAAAGACGGATACGGTGCTAAAGGTTGGATGGTGGAACGTGGTAGCCACCCTAAACCCTTAGGCGGACGATTTTTAGTATTAGAGCCTATCCGAGAAATAATAAACGGCCACGAAGAAATTAAAGTAAAAGCATACACATACCGCGCAAAATGATTATACCCGTAACATTTATTTACTCCGAGGATAAAATAGACCCCATTTATGAAATGCTAGGGTTACAAATGGACGCGGATAAAGTGGAAATCCTAGAGGATGGATACATAGATACCGACCAAATCGAAGCGGTCGCGGGTTCAATGGGCTTTACTCAAGTTTACACCAAAGGCGGCCACGTATTCGAAATAGAAATGGAAACCGAAGATTTTATAGCACTATGGACGTAGTAAATAACCCAACACATTACCAAGGCGAAATTGAGTGCATCGAATGTATAAAGGCATCCATGAGCAAAGAACAATTTATAGGATACCTAAAGGGCAACATAATAAAATACACGTGGCGTTTTGATCGTAAAAACAAAAGCGAGGACGTTAAAAAATTACAAGTCTATGCCCAATGGCTTGAAAATGAATTGATTTGATAAAGATTTGAAATTATGCCTAATCCCGAAAATATAATACCACCAAAGAAAGGGGAAGTTAGGAACCCAAAGGGTAAACCTAAAGGAACCCTAAACCGTTCGACCATTGCCAAACGATGGTTGGAGGTAATGCAAGATTCTAAAAACCCAATAAGCGGCGAGATTGAAAAGTTAAGCCAAGCCGACCTAATGACATTGGCATTAATACATAAAGCCCGTAAAGGCGACGTAAGCGCGTATAAACAATTAATGGATTCGGCCTTTGGGTTGCCACAACAAAACGTAAACGTAACCGAGGAAAAGCCAATATTTCCTGGCATAGATTTGGATGTTGAATAATGTTAAAAAAGACCACGGCGCAAAGCAAGATTGCAAAACTCAAAAGGCGGGTGCGTATAGTTCGTGGCGGTACAAGTTCATCCAAAACATTCTCGATTATTCCATTACTTATATCCTACGCCGCCGTAAACGCCAATTGCGAAATCAGCGTAGTCGCCGAAAGCATCCCGCATTTAAGGCGTGGGGCAATTAGGGACTTTCTAAAGATAATGGACATGGTAGGAATGTACGACCCTACCAAGTGGAATAAGTCAAGTTTAACATACACATTTAGCAACGGGGCGTTTATTGAGTTCTTTAGCGCGGACCAACCCGACAAATTACGAGGGGCTAGGCGTGATGTTCTTTTTGTCAATGAGTGTAATAATATAGATTGGGAATCATACTACCAATTAGCCATACGAACACGGCGGTTTATTTATTTAGATTATAACCCCGTGGTGGAATTTTGGGTAGATACCGAATTAAAAGACGATAAGGATAGCGAAATGGTGGTATTGACGTACAAGGATAACGAGGCCTTGGATGCGTCCATCGTTAAGGAAATAGAAAAAGCCAAAGTAAAAGCGGAAACCTCAAGTTATTGGGCGAATTGGTGGCGTGTATATGGACTAGGTGAAATTGGAAACCTGGAGGGCGTTGTATTTAGCAACTATAAAACCATCGACACCATACCAAGCGAAGCGCGATTAATTGGGTGTGGTTTAGACTTTGGATATTCTAACGATCCAACGGCATTGGTGGAGGTGTACCAATACGATGGCCAACGAATCATTAACCTAAAATGTTATCGAACCGCTATGCTTAATTCCGATATCGCCAAGGTCCTACCCGATGGCGTACCCATTTACGCGGATAGTGCCGAACCTAAAAGCATTGAGGAAATACGACGATACGGGAAAATGATAAGGGCGGTAACCAAGGGCAAGGATTCGATTTTATACGGAATACAGATAATGCAAAGCCAAGAATATTTGGTTACAAAGGATAGCACCGAACTAATAAAAGAATTACGCGGGTATTGTTGGGACAAAGACAAGGCGGGTAATACGTTAAATAATCCCGTAGGGGTAGACCATGCAATAGACGCTTGGCGTTATCATGAAATGGAAGCCCTAGGCTTAAAACGTAACCACGGCATTTACGACGTTAGATAATTTTTTTACTTTTTTTGGGTTAGATATTGCATATTTAAAATATGTATGTATATTTGCTATATGAAACAAACACAAATTTCTTTACCAATCATTTACGAGTTAAACCATCAAGGAGAAAAACTATGTATTCCTACTTTAGAAAAAACCTCAACGGGTTTTATGTTGCAATGGAATTATCAAAAGACAAGTTTTGCGTGTCAAGGGGAATGGTCAAAGTACGAGGTTTTTTATTCTTTTGAAGATTACGATTTCAATAAAGCGATGCAACGCCTGACCGATTTCATTCGTTCTGAATATCGTGAAGTTTTGAACAAAAGCAAAAGGATTAGAAAGTAGCCCTTTTGTTTCATACTTAAGGCCTCCCATTTGGGGGGCTTTTTTTATGTAAAAACATTCGCCTAACCATGCGTTAATTAAGTAGATGGAAATAACCATACCTACTAAATTATCCGAGGTACCATTATACCGCATGGTTGAATACAACGCCCTAGAGGCGAAGGGTGAAACCGAACGCGCCATTATGGCCGTGGCGATATTTACGGGACTTACGTATAAGGAAACAAGCGCATTGCCTTTAAAGGTCTTAAATCGTGCCATAAAGCACATTACGGGCATACTAGAAGAAAGGCCCGAACTACAAACTACATTTACTTACAAGGGAATCGAATACGGGTTTATTCCAAACCTAGACGATTTAACGACGGGTGAATTTATCGACATTGAGAATTATCAAAAAGAACCACGCGATCTTTACAAGGTAATGAGTGTATTATATCGCCCTATCAAAGAAAAGAGTAAAAAGCGGTATTTAATCGAACCTTACAAGGGTGAAATTAACGAGGCATTTAAGGATATGCCGAGCGATGTAGCATTTGGGGCGCAACTTTTTTTTTATCTTATCGCCACCGACTTACTGAACTTTACCAAGAAGTATTTGGAGGCGGCGAAGGCGAAACGGACCAACACGGATTTAACCAAAAGTGGGGATGGATGGGCTTTATCCATCTACTCACTGGAGGGGATGTTACAAAGTTTGACCAAGTTAGTAAGTTACCCATTCATACAAATCTCATGTGGGCGGCTTACAAATCGGACTTGGGGGATTTGGAAAGAAATATTATTAAGAAAGCACAACGATGAGTAAACACGGAATAGGCGGCGTTTTTGCCGTACTAAAAGAAATAGCCACCGAGTTAGGATGGAACTACTCACACGGTAATTTAACCGAAGTAGCATTAAAGGCGGTGCAAGTGTACCCCTTACAACATTGCTCAATTTCAACTATTGCCGTACAAGACCAAATTAGCACGGTAACGGTTAACGTAATGGTGGCCGATATAGTCAATTTTTTAAAAACGGAAAACGAACAAGACAATTTGGTTAACCTTTATTCGGAGTTAGGATATACGGAAAACTCAAACTACGCGCATATTTTAGAGGATTTGTATATGCGTTTCAGTTTAAAACTACGCGAAAAGGATTTACAATATAATGAGGATATAAGATTAGTTAGGCCCATAAGTATGAACCCATTTATTGAAGCGGACGCGGACGTATTAGCGGGTTTTACGGTTGATTTACAATTTGAGATTAGAAGCCCTTGGGTAACCGATTGTTACAATGAAGTATAAAAAGACCGAAGGCATAATTAAAGAGGCGGCCGATTATTTCGCTAGTCAAACGCAACTGCAATTAAAGGCAAAGCACCCGCGTACGTCTATTCGTGCGGAATGGAAACGAGTAGGTAACGATTGGCAACCCGAATACATAACAATTAAAAAGGTACGGGCTAATTATGTGGCGAGTGGTAACCTTGTAAGGTCTATTAAACCCATTGCGGAGGGTTTAGAATTTGGAGTAGAATACGACCGATACGGCGATGCAATACGTAAAGGGCGCAAACCTTGGCCAGGTGCTAAAGGTGATGGGGATAAAGGAATACCCATTAAGCGTATGCGTGAATGGACCAAAATAAAAGGCCTACGACCTAGGGATTTACAAAGCGGCTCATTCCTAAAGAACACACAAAGCAACCGCAACGCTATGGGGTATTTAATGAACCGAAAAATAAAGCACTTTGGAATCGAACCATTTGATTTTGTACAGATGCCAAGGCGTGTAACGAT